ATTCCGGGTCGATGAACCTGAGCGGCAAAGCGGACACCACTGATTGCAACTGCTGGTCTGGCGCGTTTACGCAATACGCCGCGGCACGCAACGCTGGTCTGATCCCCACGGCAGCATTTGAGTCCATCGGAGTCATCTTCGGTGATGACGGACTCGCCAACGCCCAGTTTGACCTGAAAACCACGGCCAGCGACTTAGGTATGATCATCAAAGTCGCTGAACCCACGGCCAAAGGCGAACCAGTCGTGATGCTGTCCCGTGTGTACGTGAATCCTGTACATAGCCTCACCTCGATTTGTGAGCCCACCCGCGCACTCGCCCGCGTTCCCGTTGTCGTGAACAAGGACGTACTTGCCGGATTGGCCAACAAGGTTGAAGGCTACATGGTAACCGATGCCCATACCCCAGTAGTGGGGGAGTACTGCAGGGCGCTCAAGCGCATTTATGGGCTGACAAAGTCCCTGCAGAAAGCGACCGCTGACGAGATGTACAAGCTCGAAACATCTAGTCCCTACCCATATGATCCGAGTGATCGTGACTTATGTGTAAAAGTGGCCGCCGACCGCATTTGTGCTGTAAATGCAAGTTGGGACGGTGTATCAGACACTGAGTGTCTTATCACCGCCCTCAATGCAGCCAAAAGCAAGAAAGACCTTACCTCCTGCCGTATCGTGGAGGCAATGGCCGCCGACCCGTCCCTGATTGTCGTAGGGGATGCCGTCGCGCGCGAGTAATCGGACCTCTCGGGTCTGAGTGTCTTGGAGGGCGGGTGGGCCCTGCAAATTTCAGCACACATTACACACACTGACGTTTTCCCACACACACACAGCACAGGCATGCCAGCCCGTCGAACCACCGCACGACCCAAGCGTAACACAGGCGTGCGTAACAGCATTCGCAAGCGTCGGCCAACTGCTAGAGCGTCTCGAACAATTCGCACGAGACGTAATAGCGCTCGTCCGGGGAACGGACAGGCCGCGAAGCTCCAACATGTCGTGAAACACGGTCTCAACGCGTTCAGCAAGGTACACCTGCCACTTCCGGTCTCGGCAGGACCTTACCTTACTGTCACTACGCGTCGTAACATCGTAACTACCGACTTTTTGCAGCTGTATGCTCCGCAGAG